AACCTTTAGAAGCAGTGCTGATCAAGGCACCGCATCGTCGTCAAAAATTCACTGAACAACAACTGGACGAATTCTTGAAATGTGCTGATCCTGACACAGGTCCGCACTACTTTATGGATAACTTCTTTTACATTCAGCATCCCACACAGGGCAAGATGCTGTATCATCCTTTTGATTATCAAAAGAAACTGATTGATACATATCATCACAACAGATATTCAATCTCCATGATGCCGCGACAGACTGGGAAAGCATTGTGTGTTGATACTCCTATTCTAACTCCCTATGGATTTGTTAATATGGGAGATTTAAAAGTTGGAGATAAAATTTTTGGTGCTAATGGACAACCTGTCAATATTTCAATGATCACTGAAGTTATGCACAATCATGATTGCTACACAGTGAGATTTGACAATGATGACGAAATCATTGCCGACGCCGGGCACTTGTGGACAGTATCTTGTTCAAATTGGAGAGTAAAAGAAAAAACACTAACAACAGAGCAATTGATTCCTTACTTAGAAAAAACAAATAAGCCTTATATAAAATTACAACAACCTATTAACACTCCCTCCAAAGACTTGCCGATAGATCCTTATTTGTACGGGGTCTGGTTAGGCGATGGCGGAAAAAATGATAATAGAGTAACATGCCACATTAACGATTTACAATGCTACATAGACAATGGCATAGTTGAAAAAATTTGTAATTTTTCAATTAAATCCCCAACCATACGGGTGTTCAATTCAAAGCTATCAACTAAGCAGTTAAAATTGCTCGGACTATATCGTAATAAGCATATTCTGTCAGAGTATATTACAGCATCATTTGACCAAAGACTTGCATTAGTACAAGGGCTAATGGATACAGATGGATCATTGGATAAAAGAAATGCTCGCTGTGAATTTTACCAAAAAGACGAAGAACTAATAGATCAATTCCGAGTACTGACTAGTACATTAGGAATTAAAAGTAGAAAATCAGTCAAACAGATCAATGGAATAAATTACTATACTGTTTCTTTTGTAACTGACTTAGAAATATTTCGATTACCAAGAAAAAAACAAGCACAACAAAGTATCCGGCATCCTAAGGGATCACGATTATATATTCATCAGATAAAAAAAACACAGTCAGTTCCAGTTCGGTGTCTTCAAGTTGATAATCTAGATCATTTATTTTTAGCCGGAAAGTCTTTAATACCTACTCATAACTCAACGTCGGCAGGTGGATACATACTTTGGTACGCTATGTTTGTACCTGACTCAACCATCTTGATTGCAGCACACAAATACACAGGTGCTCAAGAGATTATGCAACGGATAAGATTTGCTTATGAGTTGTGCCCAGACCACATCCGCGCAGGTGCCACAAACTACAACAAAGGCTCAATCGACTTTGAAAATGGTAGCCGCATAGTTTCAGCTACCACAACTGAAACGACTGGTCGTGGTATGAGTATTACACTACTCTACGCTGACGAGTTTGCGTATGTGCGACCCACTATTGCTCGAGAGTTTTGGACAAGTATATCACCCACACTAGCCACAGGTGGTAAAGCCATCATCACATCAACTCCCAACAGTGACGAAGATCAGTTTGCGTTTTTATGGAAAGGGGCCAACAAGTGTGAAGATGAATACGGTAATCCCACACCATTGGGCATGAACGGATTCAAAGCCTACCGTAGCTACTGGCAAGAACATCCTGATCGTGATGAAGTATGGGGCAACAATATGCGAGCACAGTTGGGTGATGATCGTTTCCGTCGTGAAATGAATTGTGAATTTATTATCAACGATGAGACTCTGATAGCACCTGCCAAACTGCTGGATCTTGAACCACGAGAGCCTATGTATAGAACCGGGCAGGTGCGTTGGTTTGAGCCCATACGCAAAGATCAAGTTTATGCTGTAGCACTGGATCCTAGTCTAGGCACCGGCGGCGACCCTGCTGCCATCCAGATCTTTGAAGCCAACACCACACGTCAAGTGGGTGAATGGCGACATAACAAAACACCCATTCCGGAACAGATCCGCATCATGGCCGACATTATCAAACACATACATGAAACTGTGGGTGATGACAAGAGCATTTACTATTCTGTAGAAAACAATACCATTGGCGAAGCAGCCTTGATCTCTATTGTGGAGTACGGGGAGGAAAATATCAAGGGATATTTCCTTAGCGACGCATCTAGTGCTACCACAAGACGCTTTCGTAAGGGATTCAACACCACAAATAAGACCAAGATTGCTGCTTGTTCCAAACTCAAAAATCTAATTGAGTCAGGACGTATGCGTGTTAACAGTGCAAGTCTAATCAGTGAACTTAAAAACTTTGTGGCACATGGCACTAGTTACGCTGCCAAGCCTGGCGAAACCGACGACTTGATCATGGCCACAATCCTGGCAGTACGTATGTTGGTTACCTTGCAGAACTACTATACAGAACTAGATACACAAATGCGAGACCACGATTCAGAAGTGATAGAACCTTACCCGTTTATTTCTGTGATGATGTAGAAGTCATGTGATGCACTAAATACGTTATGGCCCAAAATTCAATTGCAAGCGAACTCAACAATCTCCTAATCACCCATGATTTTGACGTTGACGCACTCAGTACCAAGACCGGAAAATCCGCTGTAAACGAGCGTGGAGTTCCTGATGTGTCCGAAGCAGACATGTTTAGTTTTGATTGGGTTGGACCCACTGGTAAAAACTACGGAACTATGGTTATACTATTGACCCCAAACTCTGGTTTTGAGGTATACTTTGGTGACAACTTGGGTCGCACCATGGACCCAGAAGATAAAAAAGCCTGGTATGGCGAGGGTGATCCTGATCATGGCGGATCCACTGGATTCTTGGTACAACTAAAAAACTTTGCTATTCGTGCTAATAAACTACGCGGCGATGGATTTAGCTTGGACAACATCAGCAGACTCAAGTATGCCATTGCCGGTCAAGCAGCACTCACAGAGAGTTTCTATGGCACACGCAAGGTGAGTTATTCAGGTGAGCCTACCGATGCTAGACTCATGATCAAGCATTCCAAGCCCATAACCGAAGGTGACAAGCGTTATCGTTATGTGGAAAGTTTGTTTATTGAAACTGCCGAAGGTGAACGTTTCCGTTTACCATTCCGTAAACTGGCCGGCGGCCGAGCCATGGTAGAACATGTGCGCCAAGGTGGCAATCCCTATGACATGCGTGGACAACACATTTCAGAAACAGTAAGCCAACTGAACACTCTAAGCCAGTTCCGCAGAGCACAGCAAGGTCGTGTGTACGAAGGATCTGCTGCTAGTTTAGTAACAGAAACTGATCAATACTATCAGCGACTGAATCACAATCTAAAACACATGGCCAACAGCCGTGGATATCAACGGTATTTTGAATCATGGCAACCAGCAGAGATTAGTGATTCAGATATGGTAGTAGAAGATCTGCGCAGTATGTTTATTGAAACACGCATTGATCCACGAATAGAACAAGCATTGCCCATGTTGGCAAGAATCCAAAAGGAAGTGCAGGCCATGAAAGAAGCTGAAATATTTGAATCTTGGGCAAGCAAATTAATAGAAGGAACGTGGGCAGTACCCGACACTCCTGAACAAATTGATGACCTCAAAATGTGGATGAGTCAACCGCGACCGCTGGGTGCTGATGCGGACGATGTAACAGAAGTGTTATACAAGTTGATTGGCGATGATGCATTATTTGATCAACTTCAAGCCATGGCTGAAGAAGATCCAGAAGCAGATGCTGTGCCTATTGTTCAGGCCTGGATAGACCGTAACATAGACCACATACCAGAACTTGCCGAACTGTCCAGTGAACTAAAACAACCAGCTGAGCCAGTGGCTGCACCAGCGCCAGTGCAGGAACCAGTTCCAGCAGAAGCACCACCCCCAGATCAAGTGGCACCTGTAGCACCTGTAGCAGAAGGTGAAGATGATTTAGTAGATATTGAACCAGCACTACATGGTTTAACAAGTGAATTTGATAAGTTTCTGAAACACGGCGATCGTATGGAAAGAGATCCTGCTTATGGTAACAAGTGGAGAAAACACTACGCAAAAATAGCTGCCAAGGAAAGAAGTCGGCTCGGCGGCAATCACCCGGATCATGAAGTTTATCCAGATCCTGACATAGACGAAGGTGACAACATAGCTACCTTTGAAGATACCGTGAGTCCTCGGTTTGCAGGGTTGCAACAGACACAGCATGATGATGGTAGCAAAACTACAGATTATTCAATGGGCCCTTTACAGTCTACTCAGAAAGTAGATGCACAAGGTCGTCCACTCAAAACCACAGTAAACTACGACATGGGTGTTGGTAAGGTTGGTCGGGAGCAAGATCATGTGAGTGGAATTCAAACCACAACAGCAACTCCTGCAGATCCCAATGCAGACCCTAATACACTAATGCCCACTAGTGCAATTGCTGCTGCAAGAGGTGTTGATCCAAATAAATTTGCAGATTTTCAAGCACAGCAACAACCTGTAAAAGAATGCAACTACACCATGGAGAATCATTACTGTCCAGTGCATGGTCTGGCAGAATGCTCCGACGGCATCTACGAAACACAATTGGCAAGAATAAAATTGTTGAGTTTGCTCAAATGACATAAATAACATTGACACAGAGACAGAAAGCGCATATACTACACTGTGTTTGCGCTTTTTCATTTGTGGCACAGGCAACACAATCTAAATCATTAGATAGGCATTTTACATAGGCATTTACAGGAGAAACACTATGGCAACTTTATCAGAAATTCGAGCACGACTACAGGCAGCAGAAAACAAAAGCAAAACATCCACAGGTGGAGGCGATAACTCAATCTACCCACACTGGAACATAGATGAAGGACAAGCCGCAACCTTCCGATTCTTACCGGATGGCAACCCCAAAAACACATTCTTCTGGACCGAACGAGCCATGATCCGACTGCCATTCAACGGCGTCAAAGGAGAGATGGAATCCAAACAAGTCATGGTACAAGTACCATGTATGGAAATGTATGGCGAAACTTGCCCAATCCTTACTGAGGTACGCCCTTGGTTCAAGGACAAGAGTCTTGAAGACATGGGTCGCAAATATTGGAAAAAAC